CAGGGTCAGACTTTCTATGCGATTGCTCCTAAATACGGAACGACCTGGCAAAAGATTATAGAGCTCAACCCTGAAACGGATCCAAAAACGCTACAAATAGGTCAGAGGGTGAGGGTGAGTTAAATGGCTGAACAATACATTCCAATCAATAAAGAACAGATTCCTTATCAGTTTGAGCTTCGCCTGGGCGCGGAGCTTTTTTCGTTTGTTATTAAATACAACGATGATTATGACTTTTTTACAATTGATTTATTGAAGGATGGCGAAGTTTTAGTGTATGGAGAGCGAATCGTTTATGACGTGCCTCTATTTACGGATGTTGAAGATTTTAGATTCCCGATTAAATTAGTCACTCCTACAGATGTCTCCAAGCAAGAAAGCAGAGTAACCTATGAAAATCTAGGAGAAACCGTGTTCTTGGTGGTGGAAACATGAAGCAATTCGGTCGTAAGGCAAGAGTTGATATTGAAGATTTAAGCTTTTCTAGTGATGATCTCACCATTAATTTTGATGTCCCTTTTGATGATGATGCTGAACCGAATGAAAGCAAGGTTGAGATCTATAACTTAAATGCTAATACGATTAACAAGCTTGATAAGGGAAAGCAACTAACATTAAATGCGGGGTATCAAGATGATGCCGGAGTCCTTTTAACAGGATTCGCGTCAAAAGTCTTAACCAATATTGAAGTCGTCGATAAGATCACAGAAATAACTGTTCTTGATGGCCAGAAATTAGATGACAAGAAAACAGAAAACCGATCATTCAAAAAGAATATAAAAGCACAGCAAATCATGAACGCACTACTTCCTAAATTAGGGTTGGCTGTCGCTGTCATCAATCTACCTGAAAATAAAACTTATTCTAAGGGATACACAGCTGATGGCGAGATAACAACAACCATTCAGGAAGTAGCTAATGATTGCGGTGCTTCTTTTTATATAAAAAAAGGACAAGTCTACATTCGCCCTTTGACAGAAGGGGATGACTTGAAATTTACGTTATCACCAGACACCGGGTTGATAGGATCCCCTTCACCATTTGAAGAGGAAGGTGATAACGGCGAAACGATATCCGGATACAAAGTGAAGTGCCTGCTGCAATACAGAATATCTACTGCATCGATCATCAACATTAAATCGGAAAGTGTATCTGGTCAGTTCCGGGTTAAACGTGGTCGTCACAGATGGCAAGACCAGCAGTTCATAACGGAAATGGATGTGATTCACGATGAGTAAAAGCGCAACATTTTTCCGCGATTTAATAAGCGAACATATTCTTAACCTCCACACAGCCATGCCGTGTAAAGTCTTATCGTTTAACGAAAATGAAAAAACGGCTAAAATTCAACCACTCTTCAAATACAAGGAGCGAAACCAGGAACCGATCACGAGGCCTCCTATTGAAGATGTCCCTGTCTTGTATCAAAGGTTTAAAACAGTCGATACCAGGGCGACAAGCGAAGATCCTTTGCAATATACAGACGAAGAAGTGATTCGGGAGTTTATCCCTATCTTAGAAAAAGGGGACGTGGTTATGGTGGTGTTTTCGGAACGAGCGTTGGATGACGTTCTGGGAGGTTCTGTTGCTTATCCATCTGCACACAGGAAACACAGCTTGAATGATGCTGTAATTATTGGGGTGATGAGTTGAAGTCTTTGAAACTAGAAAACGGAGACCTTGCACTGGAAAACGGTGAATTTAAACTTGTGGATGGGATTGAAGAAATCGTTCAGTCCGCAAAGATATGCACATCAACGAATAAAGGTGAATGGTTTTTAGATCCGGAGTTCGGTTTTGATTTCTTTGCTGTGCTTGGAAAAAATCCAACTGAGGGGCAAATTCGAGGAGCTCTTTTAGATGCATTTTCAAAGGAGTCTCGGATAGATACGATTGAAGAATTAACCGTAGATCGCGAAGGAAGGTACTTAAAAATATTCTATAAAGCAATTTTAATTGATGGCACTTCCATCGAAAGCGAGGTGGAACCAGGTGTTAAATGAAAAAGGTTTTAAGCGCAAAACGTATGATGATTTAAAGCAAGACATGGAACAAAAAGCAAAAGAAGAGTTTGGGTCAAACGTTAATCTGTCGAGTCGTTCTCCCTTGGGTATTCTTATCAAGATCTTCGCTTGGTTTTTATCAGGTGTTTGGAAGCTTGCTGAAAAGGTTTATAATTCAGCATTCCCTAACACAGCAACAGGGAATTCCTTAAGTCGGTTGGGTCCATACATTGGGATATCGAGGCTGAATGGTGACTTCAGTAGAACACAAATTGAGATAACCGGTACCCCGAATGAAGTCATTCTGTCTGGGTTTCAAGGTGGTACCGTAAATGACGTTCTCTTTGAAACAATCGAAGACGCAGAGCTAGATAGCAACGGCGAAGCAGTAGTTGAAGCTCGAGCGTTAGAGATGGGGCAGAAAGGCAATGTAGACGTAGGGACGATCACCGAGATCATTAACCCACACGCTAATGTGGACAGCATAACTAACACAACAGCTGGGGAAGGTGGTCGAGATCAAGAAACTGATGAAGAGTTTAGGGATCGTTTTTATAAGTCCACGAGTAAAGGCGGAGCATCCACTCCAGAAAGCATTCGAGGGACATTACTAGAAACAACAGGCGTTCGTGATGCAATTGTAGAGCAAAACATTCTTAATGAAACAGATGCTGACGGAACACCCCCTAAATCAATTGCTCCGTTCGTATTTGGAGGAGCAGACAATGACGTAGCACAAGCTGTATTTGATACTAAGTCAGGTGGAATAAGGTCCTACGGAACAACAGAAGTAACTGTCACAGATTCACAAGGGATTAATCACACCATTGGATTTACCAGGCCGACAATCACTGACGTGTATGTAAATGTAACAGTAACAACGAATAGCCAATTCCCTTCTGATGGTCATGATCAAGTAAGAACCAAAATTATCGAGTACATTGGTGGAACGGATTCAGATGGGTCGAATTATAACGGTTTAGCCCTGAATGAGAACGTCGTCCATGCCAAGTTAGTTTCTGTTGCATTTAGTGTTAATGGAGTAGAGGACGTTGATATTGAGGTGAGTGAAGATGGTTCTGTTTACTCTCAAGACAATATCACGATCTCACAAAAAGAAGTAGCAGAAACGGATTATAACAAGGTTGTGGTTACATGAGCATCTTAAATGAAATGTTAGGCAAGTTGACGGATGTATTCACCAAGAAACCTTCAAGCAACATCGGTAAATTATTGTCAGTTGCTGCAAGTCAAATCGATGAGATCAGAGACACCTTAACCACTATTGATGATTGGAAAGATATTGACCAAGCAAAAGGAAAAGGCCTTGATCGTATCGGTGAAGATATTGTCAGGGAATATCGAGGCGATCTGACAGACGAAGAATATCGCATGAGGATTAAGACAAAGATTCAGGCGAATTTGTCTAAAGGTGATATCGAAACCATCAACGAAATCACTCGAGTATTTCTGGGGGACGCTCTCATAGGCACTCGGGAATTGTGGTCCATTGAGGATGACATATTTGATAAAGAGCCTGCAGCAGTATTGATTTCCACAGAAGAGCATACGCCTTTCCCGGTCGGAGTTATAGGTCGGGTTGTAGCTGGGGGAGTCAATATATACTGGCACGTTGTTTTTAAAACATCCCACATTAGCATCACTGTTCAAAAAGCATCAGGCAAGTCCACCCCATTCCCTTATGCCGGACAGTTGTATAGTGGTGACGTTAGAAAGCCGAATACTTATGGCGTTGTTTTTGCAAAAGATTTATCACTATTAACAGAAGCTAACCAGGGAGAATTGATATACAGAAAGGCTTCCCCTGAGCTTAGAAACTATAGTGACGGTGTACGTTTTGATGAACCATTGACCGTATTATCAGAAGCTATAGAAGGAGATTCCATATTCCCTAGATGCGGAACATTCGCTTCTGGTGAGGAGGTGTAATAATGCTAACAAGTGGAGCTTTAGTGCAAATTGCTGAATATGTAGATGACCAGGTTACGAGTGGCGATGTCCTCATAGGTGGAACGGTATATGAGTTAGGCATTCGCAGATCTCTTGTTGATGGAAGGACGGTTAGAAAGCACCTTTACCTAAGTCACAAGGATCCACACGGAACGATTGATCGAGCTCGTTTATTTAACAAACAAGGAGAAGTGTTCGCTGAGCGCACTGACCCCCAAGTGCACGAAGAGGGGAAAGGGTTGCTCTTAGAATTCAAATTCACTATTCAGGAGGTGTAATGGATGAGCAATGAATATTTACGGAATCAACAATATGACCCCTTAGAATGGGAAGATCATGTAGAAGATTCAGATGGGAATGTTTTGGTCGAAGGTGACCCAGTTAACGAAACCAACTTAAATCGTATAGAAACTGGTATCCTGCTTAGCCACCTTGATGTTGGGGCTCTGTCTTTGCTAGCTATGCAACAAACCCGGCAAAATAACTTAGAGGTTCAAAAGTATAAGAATCAGCGCTTGCTGCAAGGAAAGGAAACTATCACGAACACCGTTACGGATGATGGCTATTTTCGATCATCTGAACCATTTGTTGAGGTCAGTCTTGAAGGCTACGCACAGATTAACGCGCCAGACTACGATGTACAGTTAAGCATTGTATCAGGTGATGGCGGTTCAGCCGGGGACTTAATAGCATACGAAAAAACGCAAAACGGATTCAAGGTTAAGATGACGGGCTCAGCTGAGTCGGTCACTTTTTTGTGGACGTTAATCAATCCAAATGTATAAGGAGGCGTGAACATTGATTAAATCAAATGTGAACAACGGTAAAAAAGCGAGCCATTCTATTAACGGCACCGTGTTAACTGTGGAGGATGTATCAATCGATCTGCAACAACGTCAGGGAGACAACGAGAAAGTCATTGATGTTTGCTTGGATAACCAACTGCAAACCATGCGTGAAGGTATGGGCGCTTGGTACGTGGCCACAATCGTTATCCCGCCAAAGCAAACTGAAATCTATGATACTGGCGAAACGGATGAAGAAGGCAACGCAGTTAATGCAGAACGCACGCTATCACTTGATATGAACAAAGTAGAACTACGTCTGTGGGGCTTACCTGAAGAATACGGACAATCAAACCCAGAAGGAGCTGAAGTATAATGCCATTTATCTTAAGTACAAAAGACGCCTACCGCCAAGCT